AAATTTACTTAGTGCCATATTATCCTCCTGTGCCTATACCTGTTTCTTCATCTATATTTAAGTCGCCATCTACATCTACTGCTGTTCTTACTAGTTCAGGATTAACCTCAACATTAACATCAACATTAGTAGTTTTACTTTCAGCAGTTTCTATACCAACAGCTTTCATATGACCTATATCAGTAGCGGGAACAGCATCTTTTGCTACGTCCTCTTCCCATATAGTTCCAGCTCTCCAATCTCCACTGAACATAGAATCTCTTGCATCTTTCTTTGCTTGGTTAACTTCATTACGTTCAGTACCAAACATTGATGCACTAAATTCATCTACTGCATCCATAGCAAAGTCTCCGACAGTGTAAGCAACAGCTAGTGGCCCAGCTACCTTACCACCTACGTTCTTGAGATTGCTCATAGCTTTACTAGCAAAGTTACTAGGCTTAGCTCCTTTCAGAGCTTCTGCTGTACCTACTTTAGTCTTAGCAGAACTCATTATAGATTGAGCTTTCTTGCCAGCTAAGTAGCTTACTCCAGCACCGACAGCAGGTGCAGCTATTGATACAGCAGCAGTACCAGTACCGAAGTTTTCTTCACCTACTAAACTACTTGCACCCTCTACTACATCAGCTTTCAAGTCACGGAAGTCATGTACTAAATCTTTTATAGCAGAGTCAACTTTCCTCATTGAAGCTTCATCAACATCACCACGAGCAGTCGCTAATGTTTCAGCAGTTGCATCTGAAACAGTAAGCTCAGGAACGTTTAATATTCCAGCTACCTGCGCTCTGTCTCTAGGATTAAGACCTCTCATTATTTCTTGAGATTGAGCTATGTAACTTTGAGCGTCCATAGACTCTCGATTAGCATACAAGCCAGTTACGTCTAAGCCTTTTACATTGTCTGAACTAGATGCAGCAATAGCTGTTTGTATTCTAGCTGTTTCTTTAGCTGCTGTTATTTCATTCTTGTAAATACTTACTTGACTGCCAGCCGACAATATAGTTGATGTAGCTCCTGACTTATCTAAGCCAGACTCCATTAAGGCGTCACTTAAACCCCTTGCTTGGTTAGCTTCAATACCTGCTTTAGCTCCTAACTGTACTGCATCCATTTCTTCGTTTACAGTAGCCATAGTTATCTTAGCTATCTTTTGTAAAGTACTTGTAGCTTTCTTTACATTTTCTGAGAAGTTCTGTAATGACTCAGAAGCTTCATTAAGTTCATCGTCATTGCCACCATTACTAGGCGGTGGCGGCTTCTTCCAACCCTCTCTAGGAACATGGTTTAGAATCCTACCAGCACTACCTCTTTTACCTCCGCCACCTGAGAAGTAATCAGCTTTCGGGCTACCTGCCGCTGCTTCAACTGCCTTCTTAGTTTCTTCTTTGTTCGAAGTCTTCTGGTCATTGTTGATTTCTCCATCAGGTTGGGCAGTACTTACTTCTTCTTCTTTATCTTTAGCATAGGTAGACTTAGTAGGTTTCTTACTATATTTTCTACCATCAGGACTAAATGCTTTCATAGGTTCTTGTACATCAACTTCTTCCTTGAAAGCTTCTTCCTGACCTTTGCCTTGATTCTTCTTACGTGGCTTTCTTGCGCCCTTAACATCTTCTGCCAAAGCGTATACCCCTCTGTTGTCAAGACTAGCAGCAATCTCTTGAGCCTCTTCACCAGCAGCTAAAATCTCAGCTTGCATATCAGAGTCTTCTTCTACTAGTTCGTAGAAAGATTCACCAGTGTATTTATTAAGAGCATAGAAGTGAGTTTGTTTCTCTCCTGTCTCCATCATTTGCATTTGCATTTGCACCATAGTATCAGCAAGTGCAGTTTTCATGCCTTTAGTATTAAAGTTCTTAATCTCTAACAATCCAGCACTTTTGCCAGTAGTTTTATCAAACAACCTACCATCTGGTGAAGCACCAAAACCTTTATGTTTAGATTCAAAGAAGGCTTCTTCAAAACTTAAATTTTTACCTTCTCCAGCTAAGAAGCTTTCAACAGCTTTATCTTCTGACTCATTACCCTCACGAGTAAAAGCATTACCTTTAAAAGCATCGGCAGTGCCTAGCCTTTCTTTAGCTAGCTCAACTGCCATGCGCTCTGAGCCTCTGCCCATTGTTAAAGTCTTAGCTATAGAGCCAGTAATATTACCTTTACGTTGAGCAAGCCATTCAGGTGAACCCTGTTTAGGCATTGGGTTTTGTAATACTCGTAACTGGTAAGCTTCTTGGTCAGTTAACTCACGAGACTCCGATAGCTTTAATAATGAATCTAACTTGCTAGCTTTCTGACTTTCTTCTGTCTCACTTTCAAGATAACCTTCAACAAATATTTGAGATTCTGATAACTCTTTCTCTCCATATAACCCACCTTGTTGAGAACCTTTACCATGTCTTTCTATTTGTTCATTAGACATAGGTATAGCTTCTGGTCTATCTAAACTTAGGTCAAGCAAGAAAGCCTCATTACGAGCATTATCTAAGTTACGTTGTTCTTCTTGGTTAGCATCAAAGCCACGTGACCGTCCTCTACCTTCTGTTTCATCCCTTAATGTTGGCATCTGCTCCCTAAGAACTCTGGCAGCAAACTCAGCTTTCTCTTGATACAAATCCATCTTGCGTGTTTGTTCAGCCTTAGCATTAGCAAACCATTTAGCATTTTCAGGTGTACCATATCCATAAGGAGATTTACCAATAGGAAATAAAGAATTACGTAAGCTTGGCTTTTCATCCCAATACTCTTTAGACCTTTCATCTACAGGTAGCTTTTCATTAGCTAAAGCTACTTCACTAAAGCCAAACTGTAGCCTATCTAAAGCTGTGTTTCCCTTACCAGCCATTGTAGGTTTTATACCAGTTATGCCAGTTTCATTAGGCAAAGGTAATAATGCTTTACTATGTGCGCTCATGGTACTATCCATGAACCTTTTAGTAATAGCTTCTTCTAACCCTAACTGTCTTACACCCTGTATAGTAGACCCTATAGTTTCTTCGTGTACATAGACAGAGGCTATATCTTTTACATGAGTCATAGCTAGCTTTAACTCTTCATCAGCCTTCATTTGCTTTTCTTGGCTTAACGTGTGACCAGCTAATTGACTACCTGCACCTTTGTCTAAATACTCCCCAGCGGTCTTACCTAACATACTTAAAGCTATAGATACGTCAGTCTTTGAATTAGGAAATGGTATACCTCTTGGGAAGTCTTCACCTTTCATTTCTCTGGCAAAGTCTTTACCTTTCATACCAGTGACATCTTCAAACTCTTCTACTACTGCCGCTATCTGTAAAGGGTCTACTCCAGAAGGAACAAACTCTCCACTTAGCAATCCACGTATACCAGCTTGTACATTAGGAGATACACGAGACATACGACTTAGCTGCAAATCTCTTGCAGTCATCATGCCTTCTTGTTCTTGATTGACTCTACCTACTACTTCTTCTCTCAAGTCTCGGTAGGCATTCTCCATATTAGTTAATGTGCCATACTCTTCTAGTAATGAGTCTTCTGGTGAAAGTCCTTCATGTTCTTCTGAACCAATGATGGTTAAGCCAGATAATTCTTCATTTTCACTATCTCCATAGATGTCACCATCTAGGTCATCACCTAAGTAGTTACTAGACATAATGTCTCCTATTAATTCATATGTTGTTTAATTTCAATTATCTGGTGCATCATTTCTAAATCATAAATAGTATAAGTTCCATCCTTTAGTTCTTTTAAAGAACACATAGGCGGATTTACTAACAAAGGTCTAATAAAATACCCATTAAGTTCAGGGTATATTGAACTGTAATCAACGGGTAAAGTATTAGTCTCCCCACTGGCTATTTGTCGGGGGAGTGTTCCTTTGCTAAGCCTAAGTCGAAAAAAGATGAATATTGAGAATGTATTACATGAGTGAATAACTCTGCAACTACACCTAAGTTTTCTTCAAACATTTCATCAATTGTCTCTTGAGTAATCTTTTGATTATCTATACGAACTTGACAGATAAAGTGCTTAACTAGATTAGCTGCTTGTTTAGGGTCAGATGAACCCATAATAGCCACTACAGTAGAAGCTATATTTAATTCCGCTATGTTAATAATATTTTCTGTGCCTAGATACTTACCTGCTAAAGTTAAGTTTTCTAAGGCTACGCCTACACTCCATGAAGGTATATAAATTTCTCTACCATCTTTTATTGTAGCTGTATATGACATTTTATTCTCCTAAAATAAAAAAGCCCCATCCTAGAAGGATAGAGCAATTTGTTTGGTTTGTTTAGATTGATTCACCAATCTCTAGGTTGTCATTACCGAATGCACGATTCATAGCAACCTTTTCAAAAGTAAGTACCCAAGTTACGGTATTCATGGTTTGACCACGAGACATAGCTGGCATAGCTAAGATTACGCCATTAGTTAGTGTAGCTTCATCTTTACCCATGTTATCTTTCAACTTGGCTTGGATAGGCTTAACTAAGGCACCATCTGCTTCTGCTAAAGACTGGAAGTAGTTTGCATAATCTTGCAAATATTTGTTCTCTTCCGAATTCATGAGTACTGGAAATGTTAAATCCCCAGCTACTATACGTTGCATACTTACAACCATATCACCATAAGCACCGAACTGAGTCGTTGCAATGGGTGCTCTACGCATAATGTTAATTAAGTTTTCACCAGTAGAGAAACCACGTACTGATAATTTCTTAACAGAGCCAGAGGCAGAAGGAATCTCTAAGATTAAATCTACATTAGCAAAACTATATTGATACATTTATTATTCCTTATTCTGAGAATGAGCCGCTTACAATTACTTCATGTAAAGCACCAGCGCCTACCATGTCAAAAGTCATACCTGAATAGATACGATTACCTTTGTCGCCAGCAGGTACTTGGTCAATTGTAGGAGCATTAATACGGAAACCACGAGGTAAGAAAGTGCCATCAGGTAAGAAACCTGCACTTGCTAGACCGTTAGTAACTGCTGCTTGTAAAGCTCTGTCTAATGCAGCTTCTACAATATTGATACCTGTTTGGTTGAAAGGAATCTTATCAGGTGACAAATACAATGTATTAAATAAGTCAGTTTCACAACGATTCTCTAACCATAATACACCGTGAGTAGTGTCTAACCATGTGCCAGAAGACATACGAGAATCTGTAAAAGCATTTACACTCTTACCAATCTTCACTACAGCATTAGCAAACTTACTACGTAAGTGGCCTAACTCACTAGGGGTTAAATCTTCTGCGGTAACACCAGCTAACTGTTTAAGGTTAAGAGTCATTGTAGTGTTGAAACCATTAAAGTTAACACTTGCGACACGTCCAAATGCAGCAGCACTAGGGTACTCATTCGGTGAGTTAGAGAAAGTAGTCATTACAAAGTTTGAAGTAATTGCTTTCAATTTAGCTGCTACGTTATTTTCACTGCTAGTCAGTGTAGTAATATCATTAGTAGTATTACAAAAGATTTTCTTAAAGCCTGTAGCTGCCTGTGCAATTTCTACAACAGTAGAACCTGCTTTATCATCACGCATAGACTTGTCAGTTACAAGACCTACAAAGTCAATACCTTTATCGACTGCTGCTGCTAATGATTCTGTTGGAGTTTCTATATCCACACCTACAGAAGACCTTGCCTTACTTTGGTCTAGACCTAAGACTTCGGCTACATCACCTGTTGCAAATGATACACTACTAGTTGCACCAGTGGTAACACTCTTGATTACAAACACACCGTTTTCATAAGTACAAGTACTGCCAGTACTGGCGCTATCTACTAGAGCATTTATAGTACTAGCTACATCGTCTAGAGTAGAAGCAGAAGATAAGTCAACTTCTACTGCACTTACTGTGCCACCATCTAGAGTTACATTAAACTCCATGTTAGGTGCAACGATTATTTCTTCTAAAGGTAAATGTAATCCACCTTTTAAGACAGCTTGTTGTGCAGTATCATAAGACATGATAGCTACAAAATCTGTAGGTGTAGGTGTTTGACCATAGAAAGCTTGAGCAGCTTTAAAGACTTCTGAATTTGCATTCCAGTCTTCTGATACAGTCTTTAAGCTAGTATAAGCTCTAGCTCGTTCTGTCGGTGATATAGGATTAATAGCATCATCAGAGCTAAGTCCTAAGAAACCTAAGATGCCAAAATTACCACCAGAGACACCCACTGGCGATACTGAGATAGATACATCAGCAAATTCAGTTATTTCAATTGCCATTGTTATTCCTCGTTAATATTAATATTTAAAAGTATACTATCCAAGTTTTCTGTTACGTATCTTCCAGTTGTTTCAACTGTTCCAATAGTACTTATTACTTCTTCATATACTCTTGTTGTGTAAACTTCAAGAGAGAAACCTTGTCTGATTTCCCATTCCTTCTCAAGTTTAGCGTCTTCATTTGATAGAGGAGTTACCTTAATAAAACCTACACCAGTTTCCATCATAAGCTGTTTCATAGCTTCTGACGTCCAACCATGAAGGACTTTAGAACTAGGTACACCATTAGTATCTACAACACCTATTCTAAACCTTAGTCTAGCTGGGCTGTATGTACGGTAAGTTATGCTCACATCATCTTGTGCTACTACTTGCTGGTTAGGTATTCCAACAGGGTATTCTTCTAGTAGTCTAATATGAGCAAATTCACCTTCTGGTCTTTTAGCACCTTCTTGTCTGGCAGGATAAGAAAATCCTTCTATGCCTACCATACTATCAATGAAGACTTGGATAGCTTTTACATCTTCTCTCATGGTTTCCAATTCTCCGATTCTTCTAACAAATACCCATTGAAGTTGAACTCTGATTCGTCAGATTGTTGCAGAACATTGTAGTACTTACCTTTATGCTCTATCTTATCACCTATCTTTAAGGTGTATTTGCCTTGCATATAAAGAGAACGATAGTTGCTAAGCCTTATACCACCATCCATATTTTGGACAGCTATACCTTCATCAAATTGGGAGAACCTATTACCTCTAGTAAATACTCCCCATACATTGACTTTGGTTTTCCTACCTTCTATCCAGTCGTTGTTTTCGTCATAATGACCTTCTTCTATACTATGACGAATGAGCTTAGTAGTCATACGACTATTAAAAGCTCCTTTCATATTCATAGCCATAGTTAAACCCCGATTATTCCGACAGTAACTTTTCTGCGATAGCTAAGATATTGTTTACCATAAGAAGTACTATACAAGTTTTCTAAGGTGGGATTTAAATCACCTATAGCATTATGTATAACAACATCATCTACTTCTTGTTTCTTAGCTGGTGCCATTATACCTGAATCGCCTGACTCTGTATGTTCTGCTACAGCTAACAAGTGAGCTGCATAGTAAGCATGAGCTGTATCATAAAAGCTTAACCACTTAGCAGGGTCATTCATTAGTTGCGCAGCATCATCCAAGAATAGTTGTACTCTATCGTCATCGACTTGGCAAAATTCAGGGAATCGTGTTTGGAACTGCGCTACTGTAGCCATAGTTACTTCTTCTTCTTAGCAGCAGCAACTAAAGCTTCGGCAGCAGCTAATTCTTCTGCATCTTTCTTTGCTTGAGCTTCTTTAGAAAGTTTAGGTGCTTTTAAGAATACTAGAGTACCTTTCTTTACAGCAGCGCCAAGAACTTTACTAGCATCAGGATATGCTTCATCTTGAAGCTCTAATGTTGCACCAGCAGGAATTAATACTCGTTGGCCATTGATATGGTAGCTCAAGTTACAAGTTGTTTTTGATTGAATACGCATTATTTATTCTCCATGAAAGTGGTAGCCATAGCTATGTACTATGGCTACCTAATTAATTAAATGTTTGTGAAGTGTTGGAAAGCAGAAGGACGAATCATTTCTAAACCAGCGAAACGACCGTAACAATTGATTTCAAATTCTAAGCCTTTAAGTTGCACAGGTAAGTGCATGTAAGGGAAAGGTTCACGTACACGAGCGTTATCTGCACCAGAAGCAAAGATAGTAAAACCTTCAACACCTGAACCATCAGGTTTGAAATCACTAATAGTTTCACCACCAGCTACATCAGGATAGATACCTTCTAATTCATTAATATCTTTAAACTGGTCAGCAGAGGTAATGAACTGGTTGTTTTCTAAGAACCACTTCATAATAGATACAAGTGGGAATTCAGCAGAAATAGGTGTATTCATAAGATACTGTTTCTTTTCTACAGAGATAAGAACTGTATCTGGACGGAATAATTTCTTAGTATCTTTGTACATAGCAACACATGCGTCAGTTAAATCTTTAACGATTTCAACGCCAGTCTTATCTACACCCCATACTGTAGAGTTACTACCACCAGCAGCAGCAGCTACAGCACCAGTAGTAACAGTAGACCAAGGAGCGTCAGCAGGGCCACCAAATAAACCATGAAGTTTATTTTCAGCATTACCAAACCAGATTAATTGGTTTACCTTTTCTTCATAAGAACGCTTAGTAGCTTCTGCTTTACGTACATCTAAAGGCATACCAGTTACTTTAGCAGCAGCTAATTCTTGGCGAGAGTAGCCATAAGCATTACCTAAAGTCTTAACTGAGATTGAGTACTCTTCACCAGACACATCGCCACGAGGTAAATCAGTTGCTTTACCAGCAATGATTGCAGTCTCGCCACGCTTGTCGTATGAACGGTAAGTGATAGTATTAATACCTTCACCACCTTCTGTGTTAAGTGCAAAGACGGTACGACCCATCAAGTCAGGGTATAAGACATCATAGCTTTGAGCTTGGATGTACTCTAGTTGACGCTGAAAGAATACACCTTCATCATCATTAATTAATGCACCAGAGTTAATAAGGTTTTCTACGTCATCATTAATGACAAAATCCACAAGAGGCTTATCAGTTTGTGGTACACGAGCTTCGTCTAAAGCGAAAGTTTTAACAGTTTTAGCCATTTTTATTTATCCTAAATAATTTATGTTTTAAGTTGTATTACTTGATGTCAATACGTACTTTGATGATGTCACCAGCTTGACCAGCTTCTTCTGAGAATACGTTAGTAGCAGCAACAATATCACCCGCTACAGACTCTTTAGAGAATACACCAGTCTTAGTATCTACATGAAGAGATTCACCAGCAGCAATAGCTGTTGCACCTTCTAGTTTAATATATAAGTAGCCTTCACGAATAAGTGATACTGACTCACCTTCTTTGTATGCCCATGCGCCTGTACCTTGCTTAGCAGGTCGGGTAGATGCTTCATGGTTGTATTCACGTTGTGAGATAGCGAATACATTGGCTGCACCACCTAACTCTACACCACGTTCAATCTTAGTACCAGTAACTTGACGTAACATAGCTAGACCAAAACCTGCTTCTGCTA